CAAAATGCTAGAAAGGCTTCAAAAATTAAACAAACTGGCATAAATCATTTAAGAGAAGTGTTAAATTCAATTGCAAATAAATATGATAAAGACATGGATGTAATGCGAATAAAGTTAGTTAATTACGAAGGTCTTCCTTATGGCAATGACAAGGATCTTCACGATATCGTGCTCAGAATTTTAAACAAAGAATACCCTAAAGTTCTTGATAAATACTTAGATCACCATATTAAATCTAGGCCAATGGGCACTAAGGTTATTTATTATACTGGTTCTTTAAAGTCCACTACTCCGTTTTACGAAAACGGCGTTGACCTGCTTGATGCTAAAGACATAGAACATCATGTATCTAATAAACCTAAAAAGACTGTAGGTAAACCCGCGATCACCGCAGAAGAAGCAGAAAAAACTAAATTAGAGGCTAATAATACATAATTTTAATTGTTTGTATAAGATATATGATATAATATTTATATCGCCACAAAGCGAATGAATATAACCTTTGGAGAAAAACATGAGTTCAAAAATAAAACTAAATCTTGATTCACTTAAATCCCGCAGAGAATGGAAAAGACATAAGGTAAAGGACGGACACAACGTCTTTCGTATTTTGCCTCCCTATGGAGAGTCTTCTAACGGATACCCATATCGTAAATGGCAAGTTATCTGGGGACTTCTCGATCCTGAATCTGGAAGAAAACGTCCATTTGCGTCTTCCATGACTAGCGAAAAACGCTGCCCCGTCACTGAGTATGTTTCAAAACTTAAAGTAAAGGCAGAGACTCTTGAAGCTGAGCTTAAGGCTTCCGGTATGTCTAAAGAAGATGTTTCTGCTAGGCTTAAAGCAGTAAAAGATCTTATAAATGAACTTTCACCTAAGACAGTTTATGTCTACAATGCCGTTGACAAATCTGGAGAGGTTGGCCTTCTTGAACTTAAATCTACAGCTCATAAAAAAATGAAGAGCGAGATGAATCGATATATTCAAGATTACAATCAAGACCCTACTTCTCTTAATAGCGCAGATGATGATTCTGGTGTATGGTTTGATGTAACTCGTCAAGGTATGGGTAGAGACACTGAATATGACGTGAATAGGTGTCAGATTAAGACAAAGTCTGCCAGTGGTAAATTATCATTCGAGGATGATAGATCTCCTTTGCCCGAAGCTGTTGTTGAAAATTATGACAATCTTGCTTATGATCTTTCTTCTGTTTATCAGATTAAATCCTATGAAGATCTTGAGCAGATTCTTCATGCCAATATGTCAGCTCTTGTAGATATGGTTCCAGATGCTAATTTAGATAGTCAAGCTACTAGAACCGTTGCCAGCACTAAACCATCTTCTAAGGTATCCATTAGAATCGATGATCTTGACGATGAAGAGGAAGATGATGTTGAGATCGCGCCTACGGTGTCTTCTGTCAGAAAAACTGCAACAAAAGCTAGCTCAGTTGCTCTAGATGATGATTTCATGGCTGAAGCAGACGCAATTCTTAACGGATGAACGATATGAGTGAACTTTCCCAGAAAGGGATTGATGTAGCTCATCTTGCTGAATATGTAAATAAGATAGAGGAGCTGTCATCTGTGTCTAAGATGATGGCTCCCGTCTATCTTAGAGATTACATAATGGGCCAAGATATGGCCGCTAGTTTATTAGCTAAAGCCATGCAAGCAGATTCAAGGGCTAAGGCTAAGCTAGAGCAAGCAGAAGCTATAGCGTATCTTGAAAAAGCCAGAGAATATTTAGAATCAAAGAATATTAAGGATACTAGCGAAGCTAGAAAGCAATACGTAAATATTGATCAAGATGTTCTTGTAGCTAAAGATAAGAAGGCTCAAACAGAGGCACTTGTCGCTCTCTTAAAAAGCAAGTTGTCTCAACTTAGACAAGCGCACGATACCCTTAAGAAAATTACCTATGACAAAGGCAATGATACTTCTTGGGAAGGTATGTAATTTATAGGAGAAAATATGTCAAAATGGTTATCTAAATTAACATCTGATTTTGGAGTTGTAGCGGATTCCCTTGTCAAGCAGCTTCCCCCAGTTGTCCCGACAAGATCCCCTTCTCTTAATTGGGCTACGGGGATTGGAGGTTTTCAGCCAGGCAAAATATCCGTTTTATATGGCCCTGAAAGTTCAGGTAAATCTTTGTTGGCTATGATGGCTATTGCAGATCAACAAAAGGCAAATTCAGAATCCCTTTTTGTGTGGTTTGATGCTGAGTTTTCTTTTAATCTAGAGCTTTTTAAAAAGATAGGAGGAGATCCAGCTAGATTGGTCGTAAGACGCACCAACGATCCTTTGATGATTTTTGATTATATAGGCAATGAATTAAAAGAACTTCTTCAAGAAGGTGCGCCTATTAAAGGAATAGTTATTGATTCTATTAAGGCAATTAGATATCCAAAGGAATCAAACATGAAGCAAACGACAGATCAAAAGATGGGCGGCACCGGTGCCAGCTATCTTCCATCTGCACTCAAGCTTATTATTCCTGTTATAGCCGAATTTAATTTACTCACTTTTTTTATTCAACAGGTTACCATGGAAATAGATCCAATGAAGGCTCTTAGAAATCCATATGTAATAACTGAGGGGCGAGCACTTAAACACGCAGCTGATTTAATGCTTGAAATTGTAAAACTTGACACTAAATCTGGCGTTATAGAGCAAGGCGAAACAATAACTGGCGCGGCTCAGCAGATCGGACACAAGGTTCGCGTAAAGGTTAAGAAAAATCGTTTAGGTGTACCTGCAAGACAAGCTCAATTTACATATCATTATGATAGAGGGGTTATCGACACTGCTACAGAGATATTTGAATTAGGCAAGTCTCTCGGAGTAATCTTTCACCCCAAGAATCCTGAGACTGGTAAGGAAAACGTACAAATGTGGCAATTCGGTTCATATCCTCCTGTTAGAGGAGAAGCCAACATGCTTGCCACAGTTGTTGAGTCTAAAAAGATGCAAGAAGAAATTATGACATCTTGTTATCAATTCAAAGACTCATTACCTAAACTTGATATAGATGGAGTGTCCGTCGATGAAGATCTTTTAAATATCGACTTGTCTTAATATGGCTAAAGTACTTTTTATAGGCGATCCACATCTAAAAATTAACAGATTTGATTTAGCCAGGCAATTTTTAGCCTGGCTAAATTCTGTTATTTTAATCGAAAAGCCAGATATAGTCGTTAACTTAGGCGATACGTTCGATACTCACGCTGTTTTAAGGTCTGAGGTACTTAATGAATTTATGGCTCACGTAGATCTAGTTTTAAATAATAACATGGAATATGTTTATTTAGTTGGCAACCATGATATGTATAAGCCAAATGATTCAAAATATCATGCTATGAAATCGTTTAAAGATAGACATCCAAAGTTACACATAGTAGATGAAACGCAAGAACTTTTTAATATAACTTTTGTTCCCTATAAACACGATCCGTCACTTTTTCCTAAGAGCACGCTACCCATATGCGTTGCGCATCAAACTTTTTGGGGCGCAGACTATGGTTCCATCCTCTGTAAGGACGGCGTTGAACCGCAAAGTATATCTGGCTGCGAGATCATTATCTCTGGTCACATACATAAACGGCAGTCGCTTATATCAAATGGACCAAAAAGCATACATGTTTTATATGTAGGCACTCCGTTTTCACAAGGGGCCGCTGACGTTGATCAAATTAAGGGCATAACCATATTCGACACAGACACTTATAAGCAAACATTTATACAGTGCCCTCTTCCTTCATATAAGAAGATGGCGCTGTATTTATCTGAATCTTTTGGTTCAGATGATTGTTACAATGAAATTGAACAAAGGATAAAGGGATCAAAAGATCATTGGATATTAGAAATAGATGGACCTAAACCCGAAATTTTAAGTCTATTAAATTCTAAAAAATATAAAGATCTCATAAAAGATGTAGACGTAAAGGTTAAAACAAATTTTATAGATAAAGAAAAGAAAAAAGTAACTATAGAAGTTAAAACAATAGATTCTATAGTTACAGATTATGTAAATAAAGTTTATTCAGGCTCTTTAGATAAGGCTATCTTAATTAAGGTCGCTAAAGAACTACTTTATGAACCTAATTAACTCAGTGCTATTTTTGGTATAATATAAACTATGGATTCTCAAGATCTTACAGAATTTTTAGATCAGCAAAGGTGGCTGCTCAATAACGGTCTGATAACTGATTCGGTTAAAAATCAGCTTTTCTTTTGCGGTTCTGTGGTACATTCTAATGTGCAGGCAGTAGAGCTTTCCATAGAGGCAGAAAATAAAAAAGTTAACTATACTATATATGTAGACAAAGATCTTCTAAAAAAGATAGATAAATATAATTCACTAGTTTCTTCAAAAACTCTGCTCAAGATGTGGCTATTCAAAAGATTCCTTAAAAAGGAGGGTTCTCTTGATTTTCAGTCTATCCTAAATAAATTTGTTAAGGACTTTTGTGGTCCAAAATGGAGCGCTTCGGTTAATGTAGTTGACTATGACAACTATATTGACTCTATAGAAGTCAATGATGAGCAACCAGATTTTAGTGAACAGTTTGATAAATTGCCTGACAGATGATGAGGATCAACGTCAAGAATTGTGGCTTTATTACCTTAACGGTAACTCAATAGAGTCTTTATCTGACTATCTATGTCGCATTAAGTCTGACAGCGATTTGTCTGAACAACTACAAAAGAAGATATGGTCAGCAACCAAAAACGGCTCATCTGATTTTTTACAAAACGTACTACATAACTTTAGTAATGTCGAGCAATCTGTTATAATATTATTAGCTCTAGGTCTATCTGTTTCTCAAATAAGTAAGTATAAAAAACTTGCCGAGATTAGAGTTAACTGTGTTATATTCGCTATAAAAAATAACGAATATTGGAAAAAATAATATGGCGTTAAAAAAGAGACTTACTGAAGAAGAAAAATACGGTCTTAGCGAAGAAGAAATAAAACTGGCAGAGAAGTATCTTAGAAAGCATAAGACCGCTGGCGCTCTTCAAGACCTTGAAGCTGCTAAATTATTTGAGCTTTATCTTCTGGGCGAGTCACTGCCTAAAATAGCGCAGCAGTTTTCTCAATATCCGCTAGGAAAAATAGCATTAACTGCGGCCTTAAGAGGTTGGGCATACGACAGGGACAAGATGATGCATACTCTACAAGATAGGGTTAAAGCTAAGGTAGTTAAGTCTGTGTTAGAACAGGTTGATTTCTTAACAG